AAATAACAAACGTCGAAATTAACCCAAATGATTTCAGCGAACTATCAAAGATATATAAGGCGAATCCTGATGCAAAAATACTCGACCTTATACCTGCTACTGATCCGCGGTTATATGAAGAGTCGTTATTTTATTTTGGGAACGAAGATTTCGATATTACCCAATTAATCCTTGATTTAACCGAAACAATGCGCTATCATGGTGGTATTGGTATATCCGCGATACAGTGTGGAGTACCTGTCAAGCTCTTTCTGGTTGAAACCGGGGGCGAGCAGCCTAAAGTATTCATCAATGCAAAAATTGTAGATGTATCTGAAAGTACATCAGATTTGGATGAAGGCTGCTTATCATATCCTGGAATGATAGTAAAGGTTTCTCGTCCGAGCATAATAAAGGTTCGATATACCGACGAGACTGGAGATACAGAAACAGTCAAATATAATGGAATGACAGCGAGAATTGTACAACATGAGTGTGCACATACTCTAGGTCAAACAATTAAAACCGCCGTGTCGCGTCTCAGATGGGAACAGGCTCTTAACAGGAAAAAGAAGCGCAAGAATGGTTGAATTAATTAATAAGGTAAGAGAGAAGCGAACGCCGGAATTTCAATATTCAGAACTATTTGGCAACACGTTTCAAGGTGAAGGTCATTATACAGGCGTTAAAACTGTATGGTATCGCGCCTGGGGATGTAACTTCGAATGTAGAGGCTTCGGTCAAGAGGACCCTACCAGCCCTGAAACGTGGGTGCTCCCATTCGAAGATATAGATGTTGAGCAATATAAGTCAATGGAAGAGCTCCCTGTATTTCATACAGGTTGTGATAGTTCATACTCTTGGGCTCAGAAGTTTAAGCATCTAGCACATAAAGACACTGCGGAAGTGATCGCAAACAAAATTCTAGATCTACAACCTGGTCGCACATGGGCGCACCCGAAGTCTGGTCAAGAAACACATATGGCATTTACTGGTGGTGAACCAATGATGAGCCAGAGTGCAATCGCTGCGATTATGGAAGAGTGGGAAAAGCTGGACCAGCTTCCAAAATATGTCACAATTGAAACAAACGGAACCCAAGCTATCCGCGCTCCATTCAAAGCTATCTTCGAGAGATTACTTAGCAGCGGACAAGTGAAAGAACTCTTTTGGAGTGTATCTCCTAAACTTTATCTATCTGGTGAAGACTGGGAACAAGCAATTCAGCCGGATATTCTCGCTGATTACGCAGACTTGTGTAACGCAGGTCAACTAAAATACGTCTGCAACGGAACAGATCGCAACTGGGATGAAGTAGAAGAGGCGACGGCAATGTATCGGCAAGCTGGCATCGATTGGGATGTTTGGATTATGCCTGTAGGTGCCGACGTAGAAATGCAAGAATCACACCAAGCGGTTATATCTGATCAGGCCCTGGCAAGAGGATATAATGTTGCGGCAAGAGTACATTGCTGGGTTTATGGAAACGTTTTAGGAAAATAATGAGCTGGACATTTGGATCTAATTTACTGAGTCACGTTCGCGATAGCGTTATGACTCTCGATAATACAGAACACGAGGATCTCGTGCACGTCTTTAAATACATTATTGAGGATTTTCGAAACTTCGATTGTGGTACGATAGATGAATGTGTAGGTGTATCTGAAGCGTTTGACGAAGCCTATAATGAATTGTTGGACGAAGAAAATGAATTAAATTACACGAATAGCATGGATTAAGCATAAAGAAACTACTTTAATATGACAACAACCATCAAAACTAAAGTTGTAAACCTCTTCGGAGGCCCGTCTTCTGGTAAGTCTACAGCTGCAGCAGGTATATTTAACCGTATGAAAGTTCGCGGATGTAATGCTGAACTAATTATGGAAGCAGCGAAAGATCATATCTACGAGGGGCATACTAACATTTTAGCGGATCAGCTATATTTGTTAGCACAACAAAACAGACGTCAACAAAGACTACTCGGGCAAGTCGACTATATTATAACAGACAGTCCTCTTCCGCTTTGCTTAGTTTATAAACCAAAAAACTATTTAAAAACTTTTGACGCTTTGACGTTAGAGTTATTTAACACATATGACAATATCAACTTCTTCTTGAAGAGAGTAGACAAATTCCAAGCAGAAGGTAGAGTTCACGATAAACCACAATCGATATCATTAGATAGAAGAATCAAAGGTATTCTCGATTGGAGTGAAGAGTCGTATGAAATTATTCAAGTAGAAACATTTTCAGAAATAGCCATTGATAAGATGGTTGATACATTATTAGAGGGATAAAATGAATACCACAAATACACCAGTAGAGCTATTTTTATTTTTATTAGTACGTGACCACCTACCTATCGGAACGATTAATCAAATACTACTAGATGTTGAAAAAGCACTTAATAACGGTCCAGTTGATTATATAGGGGATGCCGAACTAATAAGTAAATGGACTGAAATTAAAACTAAACATCTACTAGGTACATAAAATGAATTTAAAATATGGATATCCCGCCTTCGTGGATGACCTCAAGCATATTGTATGTGCATTAAAAATATCAACATTCCAACCTGATATTATAGTTGGATTAGCCCGTGGTGGATTACCCGCTGCTGTTTGTCTCTCTCATCGTCTCGATATTGAAATGGAATCTGTAAACTGGCCCCGTGAAGAAAATCTTCGGTCCAGTTGCTGGCACATTGGGGATTACATTCAAGAAGGTAAGCAGATATTAATTGTCGATGACATTATCGATTCCGGTAGATCTATCCAATCATTTCTAGACCATCTACAAGAAGGGCAGGTTGGAGATTTAAGGCGTGAAAACGTTCGCATCGCGACCCTTCTATGGTATATGGATTCAGACTTATACAAGCCAGATTTTTACGGTACAAAGCTATCGCGCGAACAGCACGGCTTCGTTGATTTCTTCTGGGAAGATAAGACTTGACAGATAATGTATTAGAATGTATAATATACCCACTCACGTTACGACAAAAGGATAAGATAACATGGTAAAGAAGTACGTAAGTACTAAAACGTATAACCAGATTGCTCCCGTTGCATATCGCCAATGGCGAGCAGGAACACATTGTGATCAGATTCACGGATATGCACTCAGCTTCAAGTTTGAGTTTGAATGTGATGTGCTCGACGAGCGTAACTGGTGTGTAGATTATGGATCACTGCGATCGATTAAGGCTTTGGTAGAAGACCTTTTTGATCATAAACTCCTGGTAGCTACTGATGACCCGATGCGGGAAGAGCTGCTAAAACTCGGAGAGCTAGGACTTGCGTCTATCACGGAGGTGGAGAAGACGGGCTGTGAAGGAATCGCGGATTGGCTTTATGAGTATATCAACACCGGCTGGTTAAAGGAAAACGGATACGCTGGACGCTGCTGGTGTTCGCGCGTCGAAGTAAGAGAAACAGATGCAAATATGGCATACCGTCAAGGACATGCTGAAGACGGAGAATTCGCTTAATGAGTTTTATTGATGAGTTGAAGCGTCGTATTGATGTCAGAAATCTACGATCTTTTTCAAACGATAACGTATCAGAGATTTTTGAGAACGAGGAAGAATATTCTAAGTATATCGCCGAACTTACTACTCGGTTCGAGCATGTACTTGACGGACTACTAATCGATATCGGAAACGACCCGAATGCGAACGGCACCGGAAAGCGTCTAGCGAAGATGTACGTTAACGAAATTATGATGGGTAGATATCATCCAGCACCAGACGTAACTGCATTCCCGAATGACGGTTCACATGGTACGAAGCCGTATTGCGGCATGCTTGTTGTTCGCGCCGATATTAAGTCGATGTGTTCACATCATCATCAGCAAGTCTTCGGAACTGCATTTATCGGTATTATTCCTGGGAAAAAAGTAATTGGATTATCCAAGTATTCTCGTATTGCACACCATTGTGCTCGTCGAGGAACTCTACAGGAAGAGTTAACTGTTGATATTAAGGATGCGATAAGTGCGGCGGCGGAAACTAACGACATTGCTGTATACATACAAGCTCAACACGGATGCTGTATTTTCAGAGGTATCAGTACAAACAACTCTAACACACAAACAACCGTATTAGACGGGCAATTTAATCAAGCTGATGTTAAAAAAGAGTTTTTTGATAATATTAGTTTACAATTACGATCGACTGCAGGCATTTAAAGTCGTCCAAGCTGTAGGCCACTTCTCTCAATATTTTCTTGAGTAGACATATAATTTTTGACTCCATCATTAGCCCAAATCTTCCCCTTTACTGGTGACGAGCCAGTTCCTAGGTTCCAACCAGTATCGAGGTAAGATTTAAGCTCTGATTTCTCAATAGTTTTCCTTTCAGCATTGGTATGAATCCAGATTTTACCTTTAGATTTATTATTAGGATTTTTGAGAATGTAACCCCCACGTAAGTAAGAGTCTACTTCAGTGACTGGCACATACGTTGAATGATTTGTTGTTACGTTAAACACCCACTTAGACGGTACTCGTTTACCCCTACGGGTGCCTATCTGTATCCAACCATCATTTAAAAACAGTTGAACCTGTTCTTTAGGAATACGCTTAGATACTTCAGCTTTAACGACCCGAATAGTATTCTTTACTGCTGATTTATAATTAGGGCCGCGACCTGGAAGATACCCGCGAGATATAAACACATCTACTTGGGTAATAGGTACAACTACAGATTCTAGTGTTGTGGAATGATACATGTATTTCATACCTTTAGAAGATTTAGTAGCAGTACGAGTCCAACCTTTCTCAATATAAGTAGGTAGTTCGCTCTCTAAAACTCTCCGTAAGATATTATTTTTTATAATAAACGTTAAAGACGGATATTCAAAAAGCGTATACCCGATATCTAAATACTCCTGAATTTTATAATCCGGCACCTTGAGTTTTTTCCCAGTCGAGTGTATAATTTTAATTCTTGTATATTTACCTACTGGAGTAGTCTTGTTTGGTAGTGTCCTATTAATGCATTCTGTAAACATAATATGGTTAGCAATAAGGATATACTCAGCATTATATGCTTGATCTCTATCATTAAATGTCGCCACGATAGTTTTAGTAAAAACTATCCCATCGCTAATCTTATCCTTTACATATGATGAAGACGATAAATACTTTATATCAAATTCTGGCGATCGCCTGCATCCACGTGAACCGTAGTAGTACGTGTTGTCATCAAAAACAATCTTATATGTATAATAAAACATTTTTTATTTCTCTTATGTTGATGTATACAGTTATTTATGGAGACCATAATGGATAAGCTTATATTATGCGACGTGGATGGAGTTGTTCTCAATTATAATTCGGCGTTCGAAAAATGGATGTCGAAGAGTGGAATCGATGTAATCCTACACGACGAGTACGACTTTACCAAAAAGTACGGAATCAGCAACGATATGGTGCATTCCTACTGCCAGGACTTTACTTCCTCACTAAACATACAAAACCTGGAATTCATTGAAGATTCCTTTAAGTATATCAATAAGTTATATGAGCAAAAAGGCTATAAGTTCCATTTTATCACTAGTATATCAAAAGAACCCCCAGCTGTATGGGCTCGAACTAAGAATCTACTACAACAAATATCATTAGATGCGATACATGAAGTTACATGCTTAGGATTCTTAGAAGACAAGTATCAATACCTATATGACAACTATAACGGTTCGAATAACTGGTGGATCGAAGATTCTGTACCAAACTTTATATCAGGAGAAAAGGTAGGGTTGCGATCTTTATTAATTGACCATCCCTACAATAGAGACTATAATACACCTAATCGCGTAACTTCGTGGAAAGAGATATATGACAGAATCAATAGCGACGAATAAGATCTGGATTGCGCTGTTTAGTCAATCTGGTTCTGAACTCGAAGCAGTTAGCAGTAGACTCGGTAAGACACCTGACCGTGTTTTTACAAACAACAAAAACTACGATCTATCTAGTACTCCATTCCCAGCTTGTGTGTATATGAAGAGTACCGATATATTTGATCGGCTTCGTTATATGCTCATTCGACCTGATCATGTTATCATAACACTACATGGATTTCTCCGGATTCTTCCACCTGATATTTGTGAGATGTTTGAAATATATAATGGGCACCCAGGTGACATTATTACTTACCCCGAACTAAGGGGGAAAGATCCCCAACAAAAAGCATTAGACCTCAAACATAAAACAGCAAGAGCTGTTATTCATAGAGTAACACCTACTGTAGATGATGGTCATATCGTAGCAACGACACCATTGATACCTATTTCTGATACACTGCAAGACGTGAATGTATTAATTAATCTTCTAAAAGCAGATTCAGTTCTTGCTTGGGAAAAACTACTAAAGGAAAAACTATCTTGAACACCGATCAAAGTGCCAACGGTACATAGCACTACTTCGCCCTGTTTTATTACAATGAGGACATATAAGTTCAGGTCGCGAGCTCCTATCTGCGGATAGTCGCATCTTTTGTTTTGTATCCTCAGAGGCCTTTGTACCCAAACGAGCATTACGGATACGTTCTTTAGTTGCATCAGAGGATTTATATCCTTTTCTAGACCACGACTTAGTTATCCCCCGTATTTGAGAAATCTTTTCACGAGCATGCTTAAAGGTATCTCTACCTTTTAATATATGTACCCATTTACCTGATATAATATTTGGGTGATTACAAGTAACAACACCGATAACTTCCCCAGTCGTAGCATCTTTCACAGTTATAATACCCGATTTACCACCTTTACCTCCTAGTTTAAGATTATAGCAGTTAGGGTCAATAACCTCAGTTAGAGTAACAATCTCAGCTTCTTTTTGATATGCTTCCTCAGCAGTTTTAAATGTAAATAAAGTTTCCCGTTTGAAGTTTTTATACCCGTGGATTCGTACGGCACGTTTAAAATAGGTTCCGGAGCCCAGGTAAGACTTTCGCGTATTAAGTCTGTGAACACCGTAGTAGAATTTATTATCGATAGTGTTTGTTGTTTTATATACAATATACATAAATACCTTACGAATTAGAATAACAGGACATTTATATTTATGGCAAAAATCGGTATTACTGGAAGCCAATCTTGTGGTAAAACAACTCTACTAAACGACCTTGCTGAGTTGGAAATTTTTAAAGGCTATACTATATGCAACGAAGTGACGCGTTCACTCGCTGCTAAAGGCTTTACAATCAACGAAGGCGGGAACGATGCAACGCAACGTGCCATTATGGATGTACACAACGACAACCTACAGCATTCGGATATGTTGACTGATCGAACAGCGATCGACGGCCTCGTATATACGATCTGGCTCTGGAAGCAGGGGAATGTAACTACATCTACTGTACAGGTTATTAGCCATGTAGCTGATGCTCTAATACCAGATTATGATATCATTTTCTATGTAAAACCAGAATTCGATATTGAGGATGACGGTGTTAGATCTGCAAGTGTTACATTCAGAGATGAAATTGCAACGTTATTCGAAGAAGTAATCGCCAAGAAAAACCTACAACTTGTCCCGCTAACTGGTTCACGTGAAGAGCGTGTTCAACAAGTTCTCACCGCAGTAAAGGACAAACAGCAATAATGAAGACATTCCACGAAGCTCCTATTTATTATATGGATCTTGTTGACCGCCTGACAGATGGTACATATTTTCTTGTGCACCTGTTTGAAGATAATGAAGATTATCTAGAACGAGCTATGTCAGTCTCAAGAGACCGGCATGTAATACTCGACAATTCTGTATTTGAACTTGAGACTGAATTCGATTCTGAGCGTTTTGCTTATTGGATCGATCTAACTCGTCCAACGGAATACATTATCCCTGACAAACTCGAAGATCGAGATAAGACAATCCAGAATGTTATTGATTGGAACAATGAGTTTAAATCTAACGTTCCCGGAAAGTCTATTGGGGTTATTCAAGGAAAGTCATATCAGGAAATCGTTGACTGCTATAAGGCTATTGAACCCCTAGTAGATAAAGTCGCTATATCATTCGACTATAGTTGCTATAAACAAATCGCGTACGCCTGGGGGGGTATAGATAAGCTAGAGTTATGGATGCATGGACGCCGTGCGCTATTATCTAGGTTATTGCAAGATGGTATTATCAATACAAATAAGCCACATCACCTCCTCGGCGGGTCATTAGTTAATGAATGGAGATCATATATCGGATACTCGTGGATTGAATCTGTTGATACGTCCAGCCCGATAATGTGGGCTATGGAAAAGAAGCTTTATACTGGAGAAGTATATAAGCCAGCTGCAAAACTCTTTACTCTAATCGATTTTGAACCATCTTCAATCGACGAAGACTTAGATATCACTAACAAGATGGTACAAAATATCGCAACATTTAGAAAGACGTGTAATGGCTAAGAGACCTTCAACAGTAAAAATCGAACAAGAAACTATAACAGATAAAGTAGAAGGCACTCTACTTGGGCAACGAGTATCTGCTCCAACAACCTATTCGCCGGAAATTCTAGTACGAGTACCTCGTGAAGAAAATCGTAAGGATTATGGTATTACTACTACAGAAATGCACGGGTACGATGACTGGTATGCGTATGAGTGTTCAACAGTTACAACCAAAGGCGTACCAGTATACTTCGGACTTATTATTCGATATGATTCTATGTCGCAGTTTATCGTTGAATCAAAATCGTTAAAGCTCTATCTAAACTCATTCAATATGGAATCACTTGCAGATACAGTTAAGGGTGCCATGCAAGAGTATCTACGCCGCGTAGAAGTAGATCTAGCGCATCTGCTCGAAACAACTATTCAACTAGTAGTGTTTGAAGAAGGTAGTACCTTTAGTGCTATTACAGATGCAGACGATCTAGGTAAAATTGTAGACCTTGATAATATCGAGATTACAGAGTATAATGAGAGTCCAGATATACTCCAAGTGTATGATACACCAACAGACGTATTTTGGAAGTTCTCTGGTATTCGTTCAAACTGCAAAATTACAAACCAACCTGATTGGGCGACCGCGTATATCCGCATTAGAGGAAATAAAGTACCGGTACCAGAAGCGTTGGTTAAGTACCTAGTATCATTTAGAAACGAAAGCCACTTCCACGAGGAATGTTGTGAAATGATCTTCAAGCGTCTGTTTGATATCTTACAACCCGATGTACTTTGGGTTCGCCTGAACTACACCCGCCGCGGTGGAATTGACATCAACCCAACCCGATTCACTACGAATGTGAAGGATACAGTGCCTAGCAGCAGAACGGTATATCAATAATGGCTACAACAGAAGACAAGATCAGACCAAAGCATTATCCAGAAGGCCCTATGGAGCCTATTAACATTATAGATTTTTATAATCTAAACTTTAACGCTGGTAATGTGATCAAGTATGCGCTTCGCTCAGGGCTAAAATCTGGTGAAGAACCAGTAGACGATTGGGGTAAAGCAGCCTACTACGCCACTCGTGAGTTTAAACGTCTTAAGGCTCTCAAGGATGCGATTAATGACAAGTTACCTGGATAGATTACCTGATACTTCTAAAGGTGCTGTTGTAGTTTTATCTGGAGGACTGGATTCGACTATCGTTATGCGACTATGTGTTGAAAAGTATGGTGCGGATAATGTTCGAGCCGTTACTTTTGACTATGGTCAGAAACAACGAGTGGAAATTGAACGAGCAGCCGCATCAACTACTAAGCTTGGTGTCGTACATAAAATATTTGACTTATCTATACTTAACGAAATAAGTCAAGGGTTTAGTGCAAATGTTGACGCTGATATTGAGATGCCTACAATTGAAGATGTTCTCGGGGATCCACGACCTCCCACATACGTTCCAAATCGCAATATGATTTTAATGTCGTTATGTGCTGCTTATGCAGAAACACAAGACATTAATACTATCGTAATGGGATTACAAGTACACGACGAATATGGGTACCATGACACTACACAAAAGTTTGTCGACAAAATAAACTCAGCGTTATCTGAAAATCGTAACATCAAAGTTAAAGTGTTATGTCCCTTCGTTGATCTTTCAAAGTTAGATGAGCTAAACCTATTAAATGAACTCGACGGCAATCTCGAACTACTTAAAGATACCATCACGTGTTACAATCCTGATGTATTAGGTAGATCGTGTGGTGTGGGGAACCCTACAAGGGATTGTCCTTCATGTTCTGAACGATTAGCAGCTTTTGCTAAATTTGGAGTTAAAGATCCAATTGAGTATCAGAGATAAACAACGCTTTAATTACGCGTGCAATAATACTTTTGAGCAGTTTCGTGCACCTGATGGATTTTTTCATATAGTATATGCTACTATACATCATCCGACAGGAAAATTTTACTATGGTAAACATTCTACAAAAAACTACTACGATGGGTATTTTGGTTCAGGTACATTACTTAAACATGCGGTTAACAAATATGGCATAAATCAGTTTTATCGAAAGACCTTAGGTTGGTTTAATGATACAAAATCTATGATGCAATATGAACAAGAGCTATTAGATCGTGCCGTTGGTTTAAAATTATGCTATAATATATCACGAACCGCTAGTGGTGGAAACACCGGCAATTATGAAAACCGTATATGTATAATTACCAACGAGCAAAAGCGAAAGATATCTGAAGCTAATACTGGAAGAAAACGTCCAGACGTATCGAAACGTTTATCATTATCAGATAATGGGTTTAGTGATTATTGGGTTGGTCGAACAAGAACGGCTGAAGATAAAGAGCGCAAGAGTGCTAAAGCAAAATTAAATATCGCTTCAGGAGTAAACCCATTCGCCCAAAAGATACAATGTCCTCATTGCGATAAGCAAGTAGATAGAGGAAATGCTAATCGATGGCATTTTAATAAATGTAAATTTAAAAAGGAACAATAAAATGATTATAGCAGGAAAAATAAACTCAGAGTATACCGGGACGATTGTGTATCATTCCGCATCAGGTACACATATCAAAAGTGTCAATGAGGTAGTTACAACACTTGTCAATAAATATCCATATGCTAGCGTAATAGGAATTCACGGCAACCGCGAATGTGACGAGATTGAGTTCTTAAACATAACCTAATGTGCTCAATAATTGCGTCTTTTTCAGCTGAAAAGTTTAAAGAACTATATACACTCAATGCGTATAGGGGAACTCTCACGAGTTCGTTTACTGTGCTTGATGAAGACTCAGAGGTAGTAACTCTAAACAGATTCGATGACCCTGATAAAATGTTCAAGGTAATCGAATCTTCTATCTTTGACGGAGACACAGGTTGTTACTTTGTAGGACATAGCCAAGCCCCCACAACCGCGAACTCAGGCATCCATCCAGCCGAAGAAGGCGCCGCACTACTCTGGCATAACGGTATAGTTAAAGAGTCAGATATAACAGCTTGGAATACGAGACTCAATACAAACTTTGTATGGGACACAGAATTAATTCTACACCTCTACAACCTGTATGGGTTTTCGATTCTATCTTCTATAGATGGTTCGTTCGCCTGTATTATGCATGAACACAACAATTTGTTTGTTTTTCGTAACGCGCTCGCTCCATTATTCTATGACAAACAACTAAATATATCGTCCACGAAGTTCGTCGGTGCAAAACCGCTACCGGCAGATACTGTGTTTAAGATTAACATACATACTCGTGAGATCACAGACTGGAACATCCCATTCATAACAAAAAATAATCCATATTCAATATAGGACATATTATGATAATTAGCCCAACAAAGGCACTCGAAGAAGGCTGGATTTTTGGTGAAGATATCTGCAAAGATTCTATCCAGCCAAATGGAATTGATTTTAAACTCGACCGTATTTTCCGCTTAGATACAACACCATTCACGCTACGTAGAGATTCAAAAATTAATCGTAAAACGTACGAGGTAATGCCTCAGGAAGTTTTTACGTTGGAAAAGAATTCTCAGTATGATATACTGACGAATCTAAAAGTAAAACTACCCGCAGATATCGCAGCCACATGCATTATACGAAGTTCACTATCGCGTAACGGGTTACTACTCGGAAACGGGTTATATGATTCCGGTTATGAAGGAACAGTAGGCACTGTTATACATACTCCCGGCGTTAGAGTAATGCTTGAACAAGGCGTTCGCATCGGTCAATTAGTAATACATAGTGCTCAATCAGCATACAAATACAACGGCCAGTATCAAGGTAATATGGATTACTGGAAAGATGAAAAAGGAATAAAATGCAAATAGAAGTACCGATTGAGCAGCTAAGAGAGCGTAAACTTTTTGTTTGTACACCTATGTACGCTGGTCAATGCTTCGGTAGTTATACTCAATCAATGATTAATCTAGCGATCAAATGTGTACAGTATGGTATCGCTATGCAGGTATATTACTTGTTCAATGAGAGCCTTATTACTAGAGCAAGATCGTATTGTGTCGATGCTTTCCTACGGTCGGACTGCACTCACATGATCTTTATCGACTCCGACATTGCATTTGAAGCAGATGCTGTATTGACTTTGTTACCGCTACAATCAGATGAATCGCCTTATGATGTAATTGCAGGTCCATACCCTAAGAAGAGTATTTCCTGGGAGAAAATTAAAGCAGCTGTAGATAAGGGAGCCGCTGATACTGATCCGAATAACCTAAGCAATTACGTTGGCGATTTCGTATTCAACCTCATACCGGGTCAAACTGTAATGAAGCTAGATGAACCAGTTGAGGTTCTCGAGACTGGCACCGGGTTTATGATGATACGGCGTAAGACGTTTGAAGATTTTGCGAGCAAATATCCGGAGCTATTATTCAAACCAGATCACGTAAGAACTGAAGGTTTAGACGGTTCTAGAGAGATTATGATGTGCTTTGATACTATAATAGATCCAGTGACAAAGCGATACCTTTCCGAGGATTATATGTTTTGCCAGTTTGTTCGCAATATGGGTGGACGCGTATGGGTTGCTCCATGGTTGCAACTACAACATACTGGTACGTTTGTATTCGGAGGTACATTGCAACATTTATCATCCGTAGGGGCTTCCGCGACTGCTGATGTCAGTAAGATTCGCCCGACCCCTAGAAAAGTAAAGACGATTACATAATGAAGCTAAGTATTGATACTATCAACATACTGAAGTACTTTAGTAGTATTACACCAAATATTCTTATTAGTCCTGGTTCAGATCTTAGTACTATGACACTAAATAAAAATATAGTCGCTGTCGCAACAGTACTAGAAGATTTTCCGCAGGAGTTTGGAGTATATAATCTACCGGAGTTTCTAAACGTTGTGTCTCTTTTCAAAGATCCTGAACTCCTATTTCTTGGGGGAAAAAAGGCTCAAATAAAAGAGGGTCGAGCTGTTATAGGTTATACGTTCGCGGAGCCTGCTCTGATGACAAAAGCTCCCGCGAAGGGGCTCAAGGCTGGAGATGAAGTCGCCACCTTTGAGCTTAAAGCTGATCAACTTACTAGTCTACAAAAGGCTATGTCAATTCTCAATCTACAGGATGTTATAATTGAAGGAATTGGCGGTAAGCTATATCTGAAGGGGACGGATTTAAAATCATCGTCCAGTTCAGGGTACGAGTATGAGCTAGGAGATGCTGACAGTGATTTCAGCGCTATTATCAAAGAAGAATATCTAAGACTAATGCCAGGTACTCACAATGTAGCTGTTACAGAAAGATATGTACGATTCAATCATATCGAAAAGAATGTCACCACCTGGATTGGTGTTGATGCTAAATCTAAATTTTAAAAGGAAACAAGATGACAAAAGCAAAAGCAACTGAAAATACCGAGACGGGAGCTGAAGAAGTTCAAGAAGTAGAGCGTGATGTGCCTCGTGCTGAGCTGTACTTCGCTACTGTTCGTCTCATCGATATGATGACGAAGCGTGGAACGGTAGAAGGCGGCGAACTACTAACCGTAGGAACTATCCGTCAACGATATGTTGATTGGCTCGTAGAGCAAGGTTTTGTAAATACAGAACAACCACAACAACCACCACAATAACAAAAAAGAAGGATTTTAATAGATCCTTCTTTTTTTAACTGCGGAGGCAGCTGAAAGTTTAGTTTCAATTGCCTCCATCGACTTGGCATGGTCGTGGCCGAAATGCTCATTATACTCACCTTGTTCAGCTGGGGCTGCGAACCCGTATTCGGATTGTTTGCTATATTTATGTTTAATATGGTCCTCTTTTACTCGATGTGTTAAAATATGATCAAAGACTTTTTTATCATTCGTTCGCCGCACAACGGCCCCTAGTACTCTATAGTCTAGGTCGTTTTTCAAAATATCATGATGCTTACCCTGTCGGGCCAGGGCAGCTCGTACATTGCTGTTCGGGTGGCGTGCGTATTCTGTGGTATCAGTAGGTTCTGTAAACGTTACAATTTTATGAGCATCCCAGTTGTTAAAACTATGAGCATTTGGATCACGCAACATTTGGTGTTTTATTTGATCGGAACCGTACGCTATTAATCCCTGCATATGCCCTGTATTATTATTACCGTGAGGTAAATGTACCAACATCTTTTGATGTAACTCATGGGTACCGTGTTGTGCTAAGTTACTACCTATCCCGTAATTCATACCAGCTTTTTTATTAATGAAATGATCAACTATCATATGCCGTTGCGACTCATTTCCGTATTTGGAAATATGCTGTATAACAGCCTCTTTCCGTTCGGCGACGGCATGGCCGCTTGTAGCGAATACATCACCATATGCGTGTTCTACTCCTCGTAAATGACGCTTTACCATATCGTCTGTAATTTTTGGAGCAATAACTGATGATTCTAAATCTCCATCGTGGTACGATCCAGCTGCTTTATGATACAGCTGTTCTTCTTTTAGCGGAAAATGTTCCGCCGCCCACCCGTGAACTGTATGCTCGAACGATGAAGCAGATGTTCCATATTGCGAATCATCTGGACGAAGAATGTGATGTGTTTTATCTTCATTGCTATATGGCTTCAAAGCAATTCTAGCAACGGGGTTCTTAACGTCATCATCCCCCTTTTGAGTTAGATATGCTACGTGTGTTCCATTTTTTAGTTCTTTGTGTAGATAATGTTTATGTTCCCCGTCCACCATACTCATACAGGATGTCCATCCACGGTTCGTTGACATGCCCGCTACATCATATGGATGCCGTGAAATTACAACTTGTAGGTTGCCGTGTAGTTTAGCCGCTGCTCTAGCGGGGTCTGTATTGAAGTGGTGTGCAAGGCTAGGGTGTGCGTTCGTTTGTACCAGCGCTTTACCGAGCTTCATAATACGCTTATATTTGTCTTTTACATACCCACCAGCATAGTCGTGAACTTCTATTCCGTGTGTGTCGAAGTGGTTTTTGATAAGGTCAGGAGTACGTATATTTGTATCAGCGGGATCGTCTAGCGGAATTGTGATACGGTCATGCCCTGCTGGAATTACATGCTTAGATATGTCGACCGCGTTCGCAGTCTTCTTCCAACTATTAACGTGTTTCTTTTGCGTTGCGGTTAGATCTTCTACGATTATGTTGGTCATGATTATCCTTTTTATATATTTATGGCTTGCATTGATCACGGAATGCCGCTATAAACGAGGACAAATGAGGAAAGATAACATGCAACTCCCCTGGTCAATGCCTGTTGAGATTAAAGATGCTGTAATGTCATGGGCAAAAGCTACGAAGTCGCCTTATTCGCAATCATATTACAACCTAGCGCCTGGTGAAAAGGATTGGGGTAAAACTCCGATTGGTTCTCTCCGGGCATCAGATCATTGGAACTTCGTTGCAAAACAGAGTCGGCATTGCCATACATTAGTTCGCCCAGTTCCTCCAAGAACCTGGTCTATCGGTCAATGGAATGGTGATTGCTATGTTATTCTTATGTCGATTCCGTTCGTGAAATTGTATAATATTACTGAAAGTGAGATTCGTACTCTTCCCAAGAACGTACTTAGAGCGTATGAGAAAGTTATTAACAAACGAAGGAAAATGTATCATGCAAGTACCTGAAAGCCTAAACTGGACCCTTGATGCATCCCGCCAGGAACCTCCGTTGACTACATACAATATTATGCGATGTGCAGATGCTAATTTTGCAGGCCAGCCTCATTATCTTGTGGGAACTGTGCGCGCTCGTACAGACACAGAGGCTCATATGAAGATGATTTCAGTTGTCGCCTTCGGTCAGCCAGGCTACTTCTACGCAGTCCAAGTAGTTAATATCGAAGACGTGTTCATCGTTCGAGGTCAGTGATTTATACGAGATATGTTGAATAATTCAGTTGACGTTTAACATATTCGAGACTATAGGTGTTTATCAATTAGGAGATATGACATGTATTTTGAATTTAACAAAGACGGTAAGTGGTTCCTCCGCAACGACAAAGGCCAGCTGAAGAGCCGCTTTTACGACACCTTTGCTGAACTCATGGTAGGGGGTACCTGGTAGGATGGCCCCTATTCAGGTTGGGTTGATAACCTATGTAATTGTGGTAATTATCACAATTGCCTTGGCTATTGGAGCTGCAATTGCAGGGCTTGTGCTACATGCTGGGGCGTTCGCGCTCGGGTGTATTTTTATGTTTCTTGTATCGACTGTTCGATATAACGGGCAATCACTTATTGGAGGACGAGACTAATGGCACTAACAGAAAATGGTGTGTACTTGCTTGTAACTGAATCTGTTTCAGAACTTGCTGCGAACGTGTATACAACCCAAAGTCAGCTTGATGTATCATTTGCACATGACTACGATGTTGCATATGCAAATGGTGATGCGGATGCTTTAAAAGCCGTGCATACCCGAATCGCAGGATATGGCGCCGAAATTCTTAATATCGATGTTGAAGAATATCTGAAGCTTTGGGCTGAAGCCGTTCAAGCAATCGAAAACTACTGGGCAATTCCCGAAGCGTTTCGTGATGCAGAGAGGTTTGAGACTTAAACAGTTGATATCCTCTCTAAAAAGAGCTATATTAAACAAATGGAAAACATCTGCATTCACTTCGTAGGGTTTAAAGGCGACGAGTACCATCGCGCTATCCGTGTTTTCGGAAAGCCCGATTATGTGCATCGTCAGCACGACGGTCGCGCTGTGTCGATGTTCCTGCCTGGAGATGTAGTTATCTGCGCGAACGGTGCAGATACGCAGATAATTTCAAAGTATTCATTTGATGATAGTGGAGTAATGTGATAAATAAACTATCATAGGTCATTAGCTCAGTTGGGAGAGCGCTGGACTCTTAATCCGGATGTCCTCGGTTCGAACCCGAGATGACCTACCAAAATAACGGCCTATGTCAGAATGGTTATTGAACTCCGCTCATAACGGAGCGTCGCAAGACACTGTAGGTTCGAATCCTACTGGGCCGACCATTTTTTATAATGAGGGATACCATGAAATATACACATAAAATCGTATCGGACTCGTTTAAGTACTTAACTTATATTGAACAAAAACTCGACGAATTGAGTGGCGACGGCTGGGAGGTGTTTCAAGTTGTTCGCGGGAAACCTAGCTTACACAGCGACCTCTATCCTGTAGAAATTTATTGTAGACGGAAGCTACCCCATTAATAATATGCTCTCTTGGCGAAGTTGGTAGACGCGACGGACTTAAAATCCGTTCCCTTCGGGGGTTCCGGTTCGATCCCGGAAGAGAGCACCAAAGATAAAGAATATGCAAGAATATAAAGTACAAGTAAAGGGCAGTTGTTCCGATGAGTATGTTTACTTAGCGTGTGAAACTGCCCGTAAAGCAGTAGATTTAGAACCGGATGATATCAAATTAGTTGTACTCGTCGTAGATCGAGTAATTAATTTCATATTAGCTAAACCGGAAGCTAAATAGAATACTTAATTATGCCTTACTGGGGAAATTGGTAAACCCGGGGGCTTCAAAAGCCTCCGCGAAAGCTTCTCGGTTCGAGGCCGAGGTAAGGTACCATTTTAACAGTTGCACCTTTTCTTAAAATAGACTATAACTAGTCATCAGATGGAGAGAGCAACATGACCGATCAAAAACAAAAGATTACCGTTCTTGTGGGAACTCCGAGGCCGTCCGCGCTGCATCGAGACGCGGCCTGGGGGTCCAGAATCGAGATTGTAGATACGGTCTACATAACGCCGCAGTATGGTACGCTAAAGGACCTAGTCTCAAAACTAAATGAGCTTCAGCGTAAGTATGGTGACTGTTATGAAGAATTAAGATTTGAGGAGCAGGACAACTGTGGGTGTTATGGAGATTGTGGGTGCACTCCGACCCTGTTTCTTGCAGGTACCCGATACGAAACGGATATCGAGCAAACATATCGTCTAGCTGAAACTGCAAAACGAAAAGTTGAACAAGCTGCTCACGATGAAAAGCAACTTGTTACTCTCGCTGCTCGTCTCGGAAAAACGGTAGTTTAACCATAAATAACGCAGGACGATGACTCCATAAGTCGTTATAAGTATTTTTATTTGGGTGTACGGCGGAGTTGGAGAGCCGCAGCGGGCTGTAAACCCGCTCCGTAAGGTGAGTTGGTTCGAATCCATCTACACCCACCAATATTAATGCCGGATAGTGTAATTGGTAACACGTGTGGTTTTGGTCCACAAATTTAGGGTTCGAATCCTTGTCTGGCAACAATTTTAATTATGAGGCGAATAGTATGTCGAAGATAGTTCGTCGCCGAATTAAACCACACCACAATAACAATATCAAAAACGTAAAAATCACTCCTGCATTTTTAAAGAGGATATATTATGTACCTAACTGGAGAAACTCGACACCGCCTAAGCTCGTTTGGCAAGAGGCTTATTTTACAGGTTGAGATTAGATATGTTCGCACAGAAAGCATCGGTGGGTTCATCGAATGCGACGACGCAGTAACGTACGCCTGGCGTGATGCCACCATTGAACACCTTCAAGAACTAAACAAACCCCCTTTCAGTAATATTTCTACAGAAAACAGTTGACTATGCGCTCTGAATAGACTATAAGTATTAATCAGATACGGAGAACAAAGATGGACAAGGAACAACTTATTGCTTTTCTGAAAGAAAATCTCTCGGTGAGTGTTGTGAAACTTACACACTGGGGGTATGACGCCGATCAGGTAGCTGAGATTGAAGTAAAGCTTATGTTGGGAGATGAAGTTATCTCCTCTGAATCGTGCACAATTAAAGGATAAACTATGACTACAATACCAGAAGCAGCCGAGGCCGACGTTCGAGATATTATTAGGCTCTTACCAGCATATGAGGTTGTCCGTGATGAATTACTTCAATTTGTTAGTGAAGAATTCTACAACGGTAACTGGGATCTGTTATTCGAATCTACAAATCCTGCAGTTGACCCTCTTCGTCTAATTCAAGAAGATGAGTACGACCAATCAATGTCTGACGATGAACGCCCCAGTGAAGCTATGTCTCTCGGATATGCCGCAGGGCACTATATTTTTCGAGACGAATAGACTATAAGTAGCCTAAATACTTCTTTTATGGCCCCCGTCCCGACAACCGCCTTCTAAGCGGTCCCTCAGCGTTGGATGGAAGGCACGAGGTTCAATTCCTCCGGGGGCCTCCACTGTTTACACTCATCGTAACTTCTTAAAATTATCAAGTTAACTTGAGTTGATATGATACGAAGCTTTTCGTCCGAAAGGACAAACTAATATGGTCTGGTAGCTCAGTGGTAGAGCGGCTGGTTGAAGTTCAGCGCGTCAGGAGTTCAATTCTCTTTCGGACCACCAATTAAAGGATATAAAATGGCATTTAATTCAAAATGGGTCGTAACAAAAGAAACTGACAAGTTTGTTGAATATACGGCCGGGACGTATAGCAGAAAAGAAAATAAGTTCCCCACTATCGGTGGTCCGTTTGATGGGCAAGTATTATGTCGAACCCAAGTCGGCAAAGAGTATATTCAGTTTAATCGAAGCGATGCGGATGACTGGTATAACCCGACACCAAAACAGATTAATATATTATATTCTTTGCTTGTACAAAGTTAAGAAAGTCACTATAAATAGAATACAATAATTGCTTGCGAAGTTCAATTGGAAGAACAGCTCCCTACGAAGGAGAAGGTTGGGGATTCGAGTTCCTCGGTGAGCGCCAGAATAAGCGACAATAGCTGGGGCCGAAATCCTCTCGACAATAGCTTAACGATAACAACGCCCATCTAGCCTCTCATTGAAGCTCACTAGATGGGTTATTAAACATATGCCCCGTTCTTATAACGGCTAATAAGCCCGGCCGATAACCGGGTAACGGAAGTTCGATTCTTCCACGGGGTACCAGATTAACCAAAGGTCTAACGTAGGTGAGGGCGCGGGATATCTAGTTACCCTGGATCACCAATTATAGAAGGATATTTAAATGAGTTCATGTAGAATAAGAGACTTTCCTAAAGCCACGGAAACTATC